TTGTTCAGATGCTTCTTCTGATGTTGGGTTGGTTGCTTCATTTGCTTGTCCAGTATCGGAATTGGTTAAACTTTCTGGTGATGTTGCCTCACTCAATGTAGATGATACTGCGGATGTTTCTTCTGTTGTGTTTGTCGGTAAAGATACTAAATCATCATCTTCTATTTCTAGTGATTGTGCAGTTTTACCAGTGGCATCTACTGCTTCTGGTGCTGCTCTACCAAATAAACCAGCAAGTGCCCTTGCTGCTTTGGATGCCTTACTTTCTGTTGTTTCTGCTACACCAGAGATTACATCATCTTGTGATCCAATCGCTCCCCTAACTAAATTACCAGCACCTTTCGAACCACCTTTCCCCAAATCCGCCTCTGGTTCTGGGTCATCATCCCACCAATTCTCTCCTTCTTTTAATCCAGCAGTAACATCCAGCACCTTTTCACCAGCAATTCCTTTCACCATTGTTCCAAAAAGTCCTCTAACACCAGTGCTTTCAGTTCCTACTTGTGTTCCTCGCCTCATTGCTGATAAATTTGTGGCAGTACCTTCTATTGTTTTATCTACTAATCCACCTTCTTTATCTGATATAAATGTTTGTATTGCATCTGGATCTGTCATGTTGCTTTCAAATCCTTGTAACTCCTCGCCAACATTCTCATAATCATCACCGAAAAATTCTTCTTTTACATTTACTTGTTTAAATGTGCTTGGTCTTCCTTCTACACCTTGAACAGCACCTCCCCCTTCTTCCTCTGGGATATTTGTTTCTACACCACCCTTATCTTCTTCTTCATCATCTGCTACTATTGGGTCATCCTCAAAATCCAAAGGTTCATCCCTCTCATTAGCAATTTTTACTTTCTGTGCAGTTTCATTAATTTCCATTGCATTTTTGGCAGCATTAAATTCAGCATCAGATTTAAATAATGATCTATAATGGATTAAATCTGATGCTTTATTTACAATAAGTGCATCACCTTCATCACCAACTCCTTCTGTTAATCCTTTTGCTACTGCTTGTCCTCCTTGTACTGCTGTCCTCGCACTTTCAACAGCATCTGAACCTTCTTCTGCTACTTGTGTTACTTGACCACGAGGTCCAGAAGTATCTGTTTCTATTGATGTATCTGGTGGTGATGCTGGTTTTAATGGAGCAAAAAATGGAAGATCGGATAATGCTTGTGATTTGGCAACAATGTCACCTCCACCCAATGCACTAGCACCTTCTTTTAATGTTTCTGCTGTTTGTTCTGCTATTTCTGCTTGTTTCGTTAATACTTGGTTGGCAACTCTACCGCCTTTTGTTGTTACTGATTGTATTGCTGCTGGTGAGAAGGATGAACCCTTTTGTGCTGCTCTGGCAAGTGCTCCAAGTTTATCTAAATTTTTACTGGCAGCACCACTCACTGCTTTTGTCAATGCTATTTTTGCAACCGATTTAGCAACTTCTGCCAATTTACCACTTTTTGCAACATCCAATAATCCAGTTGCTCTTTTCAAATCTTCTGCGGTTGCTGTTCCATTTTTAATTGCTGCTTTGGTTATTTCAATTTGTGCTTCTGCTATTCTAATTGCTTTGCCAACTTTATTTGCTGTATCCATAGTAGATTTACCCACTGCTGCCACTCCAAGAACAGCAACACCAGTTCCACCTCCTTCTTCTTCTTGTTCTGTTAATATATTACCTTCTACTGTTTTCTCACTATCTGTATCTGCTTTGGTTTTTTTATTCCACTCCCTTATATTTTTCTCCATATATGCCATATTCGCACCAGTATTCATTGCATCATATTGACTATTTGCTAAATCACCACTACTCTGTAAGGCATTTGCTTCTGCAACACCGCTAGAAAATCCATAGAAGTCCATTTTATATTAATAGATATTATTTAAATTACATGGATTTATTTATCATTATTTTCATCAAATGGTACATCTTCAACTTCTTTATCTGGAATTAATGATTGATCACCTTTTCCGATAAGTGTTTCAAATCGTAGATAAAAGTTTGCTGGATTTTGCTGCCCATCAATGTATAAAAATGAATATGGACTTTCATTAATTGCATAATTGTAATATTTTATGAACTGTTCTTCTGACCCAGCAAGGTCCGAATATTCTTCAATAATTTTTGCCAATTCACCTTTCTTCCCAGCACTCTGTTGTTTCATTATCATAATATTTGTAGCATTGGATCTTATGATTGGACTAATAGCACGGAAACTCTGAACTGCTATAATAATTGATGTTTCTATGTGTCTGAACCGACTAGCAAGGAAACTGATGGCATTATTTTTCTTGAAATCTTTATTAATAATATCATCGAATACTAGTAGTGCAGTGGGCATATCTTCCCTATCATATTTCTTTTGTGATGCTACAAACTTATCAATGTAACTATCTTTGTATCCATCTTCTACATCAAATACATCCATGAGGTATTTTCCTTTGGGATCATTGTAGATACTATTGCTGTAAATTTTCGTGATGTCCCAATAATTTTCACCAAACATCTCTACATCTCTTAATAGTCCTACAAGGGCATTTGTCTTTCCGCTACGAACTGAACCACACATTAATAATAAGAATGGCGGTTGTGGCAAATGTGGATGTACTGGTTTATATTTACTAGCATCTTCCAAATCAATAACCTTTTTTACCTTCGGTCCTTTGGTTGCTTCCATTTATATTATACTTAATATATTTAATTTTATTGGAATAATAACCTAAATAATATAACCCAATAAATCCGATTGGGATTGATAAAAATTTATACATATATATATATACATATATATTATAATTCCAAATCAACTCCAATATAATTCCTTTCTAAAACAATACATCTATTGCCCACAAAATCATTATGACAAGTCATATCTAAAATAGTATCATCTTTGTTTGTATATGTTTTAATGAAATAATCTATTTGTTCATCTGTTCTAGTGATCCCAGTTTTATCTTTTCTAATAGTCCATTCTTTAAAAGTTGTGGGGTATTTACCAGTATGTCCTTCTTCTGCAACATATTCATTTTTCTTATTAACACCATCTTGACCCCAATATGCATTCTTTCCACCATATTTTACATTCCTTTTCTTTACAAACTTATCACCATCCATCTGTGGATTATATGTTCCACATCGTTTATAATAAATAAATATTTCTTCTATATTCCTTAATGGTTGTTTTTTTGCTGAAAAGAAACCAGTTGAATTAGATTTCTTCCAAGAATAATGGTACTTTGGTGTTTCGTATTTTAACAGTTCATATGTAAATGGAATTGATGCATATAAACATATAATTCCATCTGGTTTCAGAACTCTCCACATTTCTGGAAACATCATCTTCCAATCTAGTGGTTTATCCCATGATGCCTTTGTCGAGTTAAATGGAGGATCAGTGTATATAAAATCAATGCTATTATCTTCCATTGTTTTAATAACATCGTGGATGTCACCTTGTTCATAATGTATCATTTATATATATACAATATATATTAATTATATATATATAACATAATGTGGATCAGAATTGTAGGAAATACCAGATATGGATATGATACATATTTGGAAGCATTGGAAAATAGGAATGGGTATTCAGTTATATTAGTAGGTATAATGTTCGTAAAGGATTTATTAGATTAAAGAATATCAAGATTAAAAATATCGCCAAAAAATACAAGTTTATCAAGAATACGCGAGTGGCAACAAATATAGTATAAATTACGCCAAACGAGTATTAGAAGAAATCATCCCATTTTCCACCATTACTATAAAACTTGGGTTTTGCTGGTTCTGCCATTGTTTGTTGTAATTGTTGCCTTAATATATTTTGTTGTCTTTGTGCTTCTAGTTCTTGTTTCTTTGCTTTTTTCCTTTCCTTTCTTATTTTCTCATGACCTAGTATTGCTTTTAATGCCATTTCTTCCAAATCTACTTTTGTATATTGAACTTGTGGTAATGGTTGTGGGATTTGTTTGGGTTCTACTGGTTGAGGATTATTATGCACAACCTCTGTAACATTTGCTTCTTTTCTCAATGTATTCATTTTGTTATTCTTAATTTGCTTTTCTAGATCTTTCTGTTCTTTCTTTAAAGCAGCATTTGCTCTCCGAGTTGCTAATGCCTTTTCTCTTGCTAATGCTAATTTCTGTTTATGTTCTTCTGATAGTACCCTTTTCTTTTTTGGTTCTTTCACTTTTTTAACCACTGGTGGTGCAGCAAATATATCTGCTTGGGAAAGTTTTGGTTTAGGGCGTTCCAATTCTTCCATGATTTCATCATTATTCTCTTCAATAATATTACTTTGTTCTGGTTCTGGTTGTGGTTCTTCAACAATTTCCATAGTAATATCTGGCAAACTATCCATTTACATTAATCATATATTTTATTCTATGATTAAATATTTCTAAAAATTACTAAAAAGATATATACATTTAAACTAAATAGATTTATTTATCAATAGTTACAATATTCGCGGACTTTCTGAAATGTAACACTACAATTGTTTTCCCAACTAAATCTGTTGCCAATACTTCATTATCATTGGCAATACTAATATCAATAGAATTCTGATATAATGTATCACTATTCCCCAATTTTACATAAGTTCTTTCCGTTGGTTCAAAATATAAACCAGCACCCAGATCCCTATTGGATGTATCGAAACGAGGAAGATGATATAATATTTTACTAGGTCGCCCAACACCAGCATTAAATGAAGTTTGTGTGAAATTATCCAACCGTACAAATAATGATGCAGTTGAAGCAACATCTGGGTCACTATCAGATTGATACACTACTAGGGATGTCTTCGTGGCATCAACCTTACCATTTGTGGATGGTGCTAATAACGGTGATCTTTCAAAACCTAGAATATTAGCAAAGTTGGCATTTTGTGAATGTACAAATAATTTCAATGCTGGTGATAATATAAATTGTGTTTGTCTATTCGTTAATAGAAGAGTTCCACCACCATCTGCTGCTGCTCCTTCTGGAATATATGTTGGAGCATCCGTAGGACCGATTGACATATCTTGAAAAGGTCTAGTATCCAATCCCCTTAATTCTTCAATTTCACCCCTTCTTTCTAATCTACAATAATAATTATTATCTGATTTCCTAATGGTTGGACTTCTGAAAGTGCTTTCATGTCCATCAAAATGGATTAGTTGCATAGATGATCCAGCAGTATTCCCAACATAAGTTGCTTTCGGATGTAAATTCCATCTAGTTTGTCCCATAGGTAAAATAAGGTTTTCCTTTTTAGCACCAGCAGCAGTATCTGCTGTGAATGAACATATACTCGTAGAAGTACCAGCATCATTTGTAAATGATATATTCATAATTTCATTACTTAATTCAAATACAATTGTTTTAAGATTTACACCAGTTCCCCCAGTAGCAGATAAATTTATCCTATCAGCGTGTCTCGCACCAGCATATCCAAAATATAATACCTCTGTTAAACAAATACCAGTTCCAGTAGATGTTGCTTGATGTACTTTTAATCTTTTGGATGGCGAACCTTCTGCTGCTTCACAACTAACAACAATATCGAAAAAGTTTGCTTCCAATGCAAACGATCCGCCAAATCCAGTTGATGCTCCCAAGTCATAATATTCTGGGCAGTCCATAGATGCTTGTGGATTGGTAAATGTATCATCACGCAAGATGCTTCTTGCTAATCCAACTTGCCAAGTTTGTCCTCCATAACCAGTTAAACCACCAGTTCTCATACCAGAAACATCCCATTCACATTTACCGTTTAAATGAGATAGGGGAAAATTACATTTGCTCATAACACATCCTTCTCTACTATCAACATCTTTCCCAGCAATTCTACTAATAATAGGTCCAGCAGCATCTGTGGTTACTTCAACACCTTCATTGCCAACTTCTGCTGTATGGCATATTTCCCATTGAGCAACTGCATTAAGATTAGCAGTTGTTGCTAGATTAGTTCCAGCATCTGCTTTATAATCAGTTGAAACCTTAAATCCAAGAAAAGCATTCGTGCTTCCATCTCTTACTACTGCACATTTAATTTCACCATAAATATCTGGATGTGGCATACCAACATTCATGGATGATGCAATAATTGATGAAAAATCTTCTGTGGTTACTGATTGCTGTTTCGCACCAGCATCTAGAATTGGATTACATTGAATTTCACGATAAGGTCCAGCATCTGATTTAGTTTGTGTAGTATTAAGATCTTTACCAAAATATTCGTACCATAAACTACTTTGGTTTAAAGTAATTGTAGATGATTTGTTTATTTTTACAGATTGAACTGCAACCTCACTATCTGGTTCAATCTTCATGGTTTGTTTTAAAGCATTGTGGAAATTATATGCTGCTTCATAATTACTATCCCTATCATAACTAATATCTTCGCGAATATTGGAACAAACTACTAATGACATTTTTTATAATTATTACAAATAAAAAAAAATATCTTATATAATTATAAAAATTATGGGTGGAAAAACATTACAACAAGCACATTTGGAAGAAATACCAGATGAGGTGAGATTACAATTCAAGGTAAATGTAGATGGTGACAAAGATGCGAAATATTCACAATCGCAAATATTCGAAATGAAAAAAGCAACTGTACAATCTGTAAAGAGGATGAGCAAAGCAGATCTAAAAAAAAGGAATGACAAAATCATTGCTAATGGGAAAGTCCGATCATCAGCACTGAATAAGAAAAATCTTGAAAGTGGAAAGTATAAGAAAAGTTATTAATACGCATTTGGCGTAATTATATATATATATTTATGCCAATCGCGTATTCTCATTAAAGTAGCAATTTGGCAGATGATTTAAATTGTTTCATCCAATCAATATACATTTTATCTACATTCTGTTGCTTCTGCACAGATGTCAATGGTTTCTTAAATGCCTTCATTGTTGGTGTGTATTTTTCAGTTGGTTCTAGGAAATCCTTTACCTTGAATTCATACAAGTAATCATTTACCTTTTTCCTACATTGTAGAAGTTCAAGTGTGGTTTTTATCTTTTCCTTATCATATTGGTATTTTATGTGATGCTTCTTGTTTTTGGTTGTTTTCACACTAGAAACACCACCACCACAAATATGATTTATCATTTTAGCATAGAAACATAAGCAAGTATGTTGATCAGTTAAATCATCAAATTCCTTACTTCTGTTTCTGAATACCGTATTATATTCTTTGGCAAATATTTCTAGTTGTTTTTTGTCTAGTGGTTTAATGATTGTTTCATCAATAAATCCATCTTCATCAAGTGGTGTATTTGTGAAATTATCACATAGTCCAATAAGGGTTTTGTACTTTCTACATAGTAACACTTGTGCTTTTACGGATGTTGATTTATTAGCATTGAAATCATCAAGTTTCATGATTTCTTCCATTACATCACCAGTTGTATGGAAGAACATTGCACAAGCACCCAAATGGGCATCCATTGCTTTTGGATTATAAAATAGAGGTCCAAAATCACCAATTTTACTGAATGGAATTTTAAAGATTTCATTTGTTTTCACAAGGTTTTCTGTAATTCCACACTCTTGTGCCATTTTGGCATCACGCTCATCGTATGTTTCTGTTGTATGGTTTTTCAGATCCTTGATGGTGTATTGTAAATCTTCATATCTACTTTCAGCATCTTCATTAAATGGTAATGCTAATTGAAGTTCCAAATCTGCTATATCATTTTCAAGTTCCTCAACCCATTCATCGCTAATATGTTTTTCTGTCCAAGCATCTGTGTATCTTTTGGAACATTCTTCCATGTATGATTGTTTTTCTTCTGTCAATTCTATCAGTTCTTTCGCAATATTACCATCATCTGTTTTCTCAAACTTCCTATCTGTGATGAAACCCCTTGACCGAATGATATTGATGAAATGTGCAAATTTATTTGTATCATAACAATCATAATTGTAAAGGAAACCAGCAAGTAGATTTACATATTCCTCTGCTGCATCATCATCTAGGATCTTGAATGCCTTACATCCATATTTATCTCTGCCAGTAATATCCATGATACATTCATCAATGTTGTGATATTTATATGATTTATTCTTTTTGGCATCATCACAGAAATGGTAGAATAATTCAGTGATGTTTCTGTTCCTACAAATCTGTTGTACCATTGCTGCTGGTGTGATTGTATGACATTTATAGTAACAGAATACTGGGCGTTCCATAACACTATCCAGTCCATATACAATTTTTGGTGAAAATATCACCTTATCGTGAGCATCTAAATCTATATCTTCTTGTCCATTTTCAGATGTGTAACATTTAATAGTATCATCATTAAGTTTGGCAATAATCTCAACCATTGTTTTACTATCTGCACAACACATCCATTTGGGTGTATTCCTCATCTTACCAATTAATGTTTTCATATCATTATCATTTTTATCATTGTTAAATTTATATAATTCAGTTGCTTTAATGTTGTTATTGTGTTTGTATTCATTATTGATATATTTATAGTCAATACCCCAGTTCTTCAATAACAATAAACTATTATCACTAATGTCAGCATCAGAGCATACAATTTTATGACATTGTAGTAAGATTTTTCTGAATAATTTATAGATGCCAATTCTCTTATTCATCATATTTCCACAAGTAATGAAATATTCTACTAATGAATTGAATTCATCAAGATATATTGTGTATCCATGAAAATCTTGGAAATCAACCAATTTCATTAAACTATCAATGGTAATTACAATATTGTCACCTTCATTTTCACTCCATTGTGAAAACTCACCGTAATAATCAGCAACTTGCTGATTATGTTGATCCATTTTCTCTTGGATATTTTCCCAGTAATCAATATCCATACCAGATGATTGGAATACTTTGTTTTGTTCCTTACCTAATGAAATCCTAGAAACAATACTAATAACTTTGCATTTCTTATTGTTAATGTACTTTTTCATAGCAGTTGTTTTTCCAGTTCCAGTATCAGACCGTACCACTAAACATCTAGTATCTTGGATGAATTCATCAACAAAATCAATCTGCACATCATCACGAATACCTAATTTATTTCTATTAATATTGATTGTTGCTTTTTCCATATGGCATTCAGTTGGTTTATATTTAGTATAAGATAGAACTGCGGATGAACCCCTAGCAGTTGATACTTTTGCTAGATGTTCTACACAAAACAGTTGATTGTGTTGTGTAATATCATCATATGTCTGATTATTTTTATCATAATCATAATTGTCACCACCTCTTTTTTTACTATATTCGTCCCATAAATCAACTTTACCTAATGTTTTCATAGCAGTTGTAAAGATTAACCAATCTGAATAATTGTTGAAATAATTGTCTGGGATCTTCTTACAGAATATATCCTCAATTTCTGCATCAGATAAATCATATAGATAAACACCTAAATCGATGTCATCTTGTTCTTTTTCCTCAACTTCCAATGTAATCGGATTGGTTACTTTAATAACTGGATTTCTTTTTTCTTTGGTTTTCTTTTTTGTTCCTTTGTAAAGATTATCCATTAACCATTTTTTCAGATTATCTGGAATAACCTTAATGGTTGTATCATTCTGAACTGTATAAACCTTTTCTTTACCAGAACTGGTTGTGAAATGTGTTCCAGCAGATACTACATATCCACCATCATTCCTAATATCTACACTGGTTTCTGCATTGGTTGTTTGTTTAATTTCTGGATCATACTTGAAATATAGATGATGACCACCAGAACCAGTTGATACTGTATAAGTATTGAATACATTGTAATCTGTGCCAAATGTTTCATTGAATTGATTAATAGTACCTTCATCACCATCCTTATAAAAATCTAAATCAACTACTACAATATCATTAATTTTTCCACATGGAACACCACAATTAATCTTCTGTAATACTTTATTGTGGCGATTTAACCATTGATCAATATAAGGGAAATAATCAACCTTTTTCTTAAAGATTGATCCCTCTGCAACTTTGTTAAAATCCCATTTACATTCATTATCATTATCATCAACCCAAATGGATTTGCTCCATTCATAGTGTGGTAATTTGCTAAAATGTTCTGGTTTCATATCTTTGGCATACATAGGTGCTTTTGTTCGCAACCTAAATGTCTTTAATTTATGTTCTATCCCCATATTATATTCATTGATATTTAATTCTTCCGATTTAATTGATTTCATATTCTCCGCCATTGTTTTCTATTATATATATATATAATAAATATCTTTAAATAGGGAAACGCACAAAATCGGATTAATCAATATTCATCTAGAAATATTTGGATTATGGAGAGAATACGGACTTGGCATTTCAAATTATATATATTTATTGCCAAATGGGTATTTGTTTAAAATTACCCCTTTTTTAAATTGCGGATATTAACACTTAAATAATATCTATTATATATATATAAAACAATGGACGAACTTGAAATCAAGCAGATCATTGAAAAATACAAAAAAACGAAACAACAACAATATGACAATTACCATTATAAATATAAACTAGATGAAGATTACATTAAAAGAAATAGAGAAAGGGCAAAAGAACATTATATCTTAAATAGCGATAAAAGAAAGGAGAAATATAAAGAACATCAAGAATATGCAAAAGCAAGAAGTTCATATAATTACTATAACAGAATTGGTAAAATGGATAAATTTAAGGAAAAATACCCAGATAGATATAAGATAATAAAAGATAGGTCTATGGTGCTGGGACAACCTCTGGTATAATTTCCTCTTCGTGTGCTTCTGGTTCGGCATCTGGTTCGGCATCTGGTGGTGGTGGTTCTCTTGTACAATCAAATATGTAACATTGATCGGATAATCCAATACGGCATCTGCACAAACATCTAGATTGCCATACAACTAATAATAAAGCAGAAATTGCCCCAAGTCCTAATACAAATGCTTGGGCAAAATCACTTATTGTAAAATCTTCCATGTTAGTCATTTATTATTATGGAAGATAAATTTTAATCATTCATTTTTTTAAGTTTTCTTTTATATAATTTTTATGTTTATTAGTAATATAAAATGACAAGTTATTGGCGAAGTGGTGATAAGATCAATCTTGACCAAACCGAAGTAGAAATTTCTGCGGAAAATGGATTATCCTTTCAAGAAAATCAAACGATTGGTATTTATATTCCTCCTAATGTACGGTTCTTTTCTGGAAAAGAAAGTAGATTATCTTTCGATGTTGAACTATCTGGTGATACAAGCAATGGTTTTGGTGCTACTGCACTTATGCTTGATGGTGGCATCGGAGGTCAAAATTTATTTTCTAAATGTCGCATATACGCTGGGAATAGGTCGCAAATAATTGAGGAAACGGATGAATATGATACTCTGGTTTCAGTTAAGTATTCATATGAAAGTAATGATAGTTTAAGATCCAAAAGGGCATTAACCGAAGGTGCTTCTACATGGACACCAGAATGTCGTTCAACTACTGGACAAATTAAATCTAATCAATCTGATGTAATGACAAATCCGTATTTTCAACAGCGTTTCCATAATCAGAATAAGGAGAATGGACTTGGTGCTGGTGATAGTGCAGCATTTTCTACCAGAGTTCAGAAAGCACACATTGAGATGCCCTTACATATGGGATGTTTTGCAAATAATAGTAAGGCATTTCCAGCAATTTTAACTGATGGATTGTATGTGGAACTAACTTGTAATAAGGCAGCAAAAGTGGTACGAACACTTGACACAACTAATATTTCTAGAAGTGCTTTCAATGTTCCTCGCGTCACTGGTGTTGGTCTTAAATCTGCTGCCACTGGTGGTGTTGGAACTGATTGGGCAGCAGCGGACGCAGCAAAATCTGATGAACTATTCCTTGATAAAGCAACTAATATGGCAATTGATGCACAGCATTGTCCATTCCAAGTTGGAGAAATTTTGGGCATACGCCAGATTATAAATACTGCTGGTGCTACATTTGGTGATGTAAGGGATATTGAAACGGATGATGTTATGATAGTTAAGAACATTACAACTAATGCTGGGGGTGATACAATTATTCAACTAGTAACAGAAACAAAACCCAAAGCAGCAGCGGATGATCTTACTTTTACTGCACAAGAATGTTGGGTGTATTCCAAATCACTTGATAGTTTAAATGGTAAAGATAGTGCAACGCCACCAGCATCATCTGGATTTACTTATAGTCCTTCTTACACTATTTCAGATGTCAAGATGATTGTACATAGGGTAGATGTAGGACCAGAATATGAAAGTGGTATGATGGCAAAAATGAAACAAGGTGGTGTTATTGCTTTCGATATTCCAAGTGTAGCGTGTCAGAAAACAAGTGTTCTTAAAAATGACCGCCAAGCAACAATTAATTTAAGTATTGATCACGCCAAAGCAAGATCCATTATATCTGTTCCTACTGATGCCACTATCTATACTCCACAAGCATCTATTAATTCACAAGGAACATACAGATATTTTGCGGATAGTGTTACTGGATGGAGTAGTGATGCCACTGGGTTACATGGATGTGGCAACAACTTATCATCGTACAATTACCAATTAAATGGGATGTTAGTTCCTAGTAGGGCAGTCAAAACAGAAAAATCTAGTTTCGAAGATGGCGGTGTAGATGGTGAGCATATTTTGGAATTAGAGAAAAGTTTATTGGGCGGAGGAATTGTTCCTCTATCTTTCAAGGATTACAGAAAGAACTTCTGCATTGGACGAGTTCTTGCTATGGATGCTAATACTGTTTATGATGGGCGTGGTGTAGATACTCGCCTTCTACTACGATATGATAAACAACAAGCAGATGTCCAAACGCTTTGGAAGCACTACTGCTTTCACATTAAAACGCTTCAAATCAGAGGTGATGGATTAACGGTTGAAAATTAAGAAATACTTGAATGGCAGAAAAATATATATATTGAAATGCCAAACGCGTATTCAATCAAAAGTAACCAAAAACTTCCCCTTCTTATATATTAATTTTGTGGGATATTTCTTTTTGTATTCCGCCCTTCTATTAAGTTCTGCTTGGGTTTGTTTGGATATATATGGATCTATCTTGTATATTTTACAAGGATGATTATTCAATCCTTTACATGCTCTACGAACAGATGGAATATCACCATATGGTTCTATTTCTTTTGCGATCTTATATATTTCATCAGTAGATGTAAATGTAGATTGTTCAAGAATGTAATTGTTATTTATATATTGTTGTAATGCTTTGCATAATAATATCACATGGTTCTTTTCTTTTATAGATAGTAATTTCTTTGGGTTACATTTACCCAAGTAATCTTTTAATTCTATTATATTATAAAACATATAATATGTTAGTTCTGGTTCAATCTCTTCTAGTTCATCTAGTTTCATATTTAGTATTTTAAGCAACTCTTTCTTTTTGTACTGTTTCGGATCATTGATACAAATTTTAAATGTTTCAATGATATTAACTAAATCTTTTTTGGAGTGTGATTTATGGATAAACATTTTAAATTATATTAGTTACATATATTTTATTTCTATAATATATACAAAGGATGCTTACACTCGCTGAACTGAAAAGGTTGATTAAAAAGTATGATGATCTAATGGGTATTGTTGTTAAGGGAAAGAAACTTCCAGAACTAATGAAAGAAGTTGAAAGTGCTGGTTACACAATAGACCATGATAAGAAGATGTTAGTAAGGAAGGGTTCAAAGAATGATAAGAAGAAGCGACCAAAGAAAGTTAGTATGCCAGAAGTTGAAAAGAAAAAACCAGTTGATAAATCAGATGCGTTGAATAAAAAGAAAGAGATGGTTATTAAGTTATTTCTTAAACATCCAGAGATGCACAAAGAGATTATGAAAGATGAGAGGATAAAGAAACAAGGTTATTGATTTGGTTTATAGTAATCGAACTCCTTAATTGTTTTTAATAGGGATTGGTTTGCGTGATCTTTCTTGTTTAGTTTTTTATTTAACCACATGTAATACTGCATATGGTTTATTAGTTCTGTGTATCTCATTTTGTATTTTGGTTCTAACATATTGTATTTGTATTTAATTAATATAATATTATTTATTTCATCTGGAAGATTTAATTGTTTCAGTAGCAGTACCTTCTCCATATTACTATGATGTATATATTATATATATCAATATTATGTTCTTTATATATCATTAATCTTAAATAATGACTATATATATGCTTAAATGTGCCATAAATCCTATATTATGCCTTAAATATACCTATTTAAAGAATAAAATTATAATTTTATTTCTCTTTAAGTGCTAAAAAGGGTATAATAGTGGATTAATACACATATAATGGCATTATTTAATGATATAATAAGTAAAATAGTGGATTAATTGATATTATGGTTCTTTTTCAACATCTTGAAGTTCGTAAAATCCATTGCCACAAGGATTAACTTGGAATTGTTCTTCAACTAGATCACTGACACTACATTCGCTTTCATCTTCTGATGATGTTACATAAATATATTCTTCTTCGTCTGATGATGTGCGTTCTAGTGCTTCGATACTATGCTGGAACAAATCTGGTCTGCCAATCTTATTGCATAATTGTTTTACCTCTTCCCTATTATTCACAATGTTCATTAATTCATTCACCCCTAATTGTTCTAAAACAAAATTGAGTTCTGCTAATTTATCCATTATATAACTTAACCAATATTTTATTTTCAGAGAAATAACTTAAATTTACTGGACAACTTGAACACCATTGGGATTATATACAAGGGTTTGTTCTGAATTGACAAAGATGAAAGCAGATACAACTGAACCATCATTATCAGATAGAACCATGTTAAGTCCCCAGTTCTGACTACGAAAATCACTTCCGCTTCCTCCAAGAGCATCGTATCTTACACCTAATCCCCAGCATATTCCAGTGTCAGCAATAATAGCATATGATGGATTGCCAGTAGTTGTATGTGCTAGAATATAATTGCGATTGGCATTTGCAATTGTCATACATAATGCTCGGTTGGAAGAATAAGGTACAACAGCATCAATATATTCACGGAGTAATCCAGCATCACATACAGATGTTTTTACAGCATCGCGGATTACATTATTCTGTGGAAACAATGCTGGGTATTGAGTTCCCCCTTTTAAAAATTGGACTTGCTGAACCGCATTTAATTTTCCATCTGGTTGAGATAATGTTGGCATAAGTGTTGCCAAACCATTTTCTTTATAATTGTTTAATGCAGAACTATCAATGAAATTTACGAATGCGGATCGCACCTTTCCTAATCCTAGATTAAAATTAATCTGGGCATTGGTAGAACTAATCGTATCATAATAGGATGATATGGACTGGTAGGTGAGTTGCCCAGATCCTTGTTTCTGTAACTGGGCAAGTGTGTCAGCAGATGGCATCATTACTTCACAAACAATGTGGGGGTTCTCAATTTCATAATAAGGTGAGAATGCTGCATTAACTAAACCAGTTTCCGAATGGAATACTTGTGTATCATTTTCAAGTTGAATAGAAATCTGTAATCCAGATAAACCCCACTGGGATGAAAGTGGTATTTGTCCAGTACCAGAAAGCAACCCAGTTGGTAGTGGAAGAGAGAATGCCGTGCCACTTGATTTACTCATATTTACTAAACCATTCTTCATTTGTTTAGCATTCGTTGCCGTATTTGCTGCGGTATTTAGGTGAGATTGAACATCGTTTAAACTTGAACTTAATGGAAGGAAACTTGCCATAAATCTGTTGAAATGTCTTGACTGCTCTATCGTAGTTTGGTGTTTTAAACTGCGTGTAGTAACTGTATTAAAACAAGAATACACACCAGTTCTAGCATCCATATTAACCGCCGTTGTAGTAATATCATCTTTACTATCATTTGCGTAACATCTAATATTTCCACAAACACGGATAGATGAAGGGATTACAAAACCATCCATTTCTGGAATGTCAAAAATCATTTCCGTTATGCCTCGTCGGAATGACATTAAATTGTTGCTCGGTTTGTTGGAACACGCTATTTCCATGTATCTCATATTGCCACTCATATTTATAATAATAATCAATATAATAAATATCAATAAAAATAAATTACAAAAGTTGATGAATACGCGTTTGGCATTTCAATATATATATATTTATGCCAAATGGGTATTTTACTTTTTTTGTTGATTTTGGACTTGTGCTTCTAATATTTGTTTTACAATATCAAATTTGCTAGTATTTTGGTTTTTAGCAACTTTATATATCACTGCACTATTCTCATCAACATTTGCTAATTTTCCAGATGGATCACATATTGCTGTTGTTATATCTGTTAATGTAATTGGATGTGTTATTGTTAAAGCAATGCCACCACCATCTGTGAAATAGTAGTCGGAAACACCATTAATCTTATTGACTATTCCCATAATATTCATTCGTATTCCACCACTATCTCCTCCAACAAATTTCTCTGTATCTAATATATCTGACCTTATTGTGTAATATGGTCTTGTCATTAACTTGGGAATATTCTGTGATCTAGTTGTAATTGATTGTGTATTCTGAACAATGTACGGTGTATATTTTAATCCATATGCTTCTGCTACTGAAACTTCACCAGCAGAAGCATCACCAGAAGCAACTACTGTATAATCATTATATTGTGCAACTTGTGGTCTAGCAACTTGTGTTGAATAATTAATCCCACCATATAATGTTATAGGATAATCTTTAAGATCAGTGGTTACTACTTGACAATTCGTTGTAGCATATTTCATACTAAACATGGTTTCTTCGCCAACCCTTATCTGTTCATTATTATTTCTATTCAATGTCTTTGGATTAAATTGTTCATATGAAAATCCTAATAATCCCCAGAATGATTGTGACCAATATTTCTCTGGGCAAGTATTACCTATATCTAGGAATATTCCACAATGGGCATCGAACACAACTCCTTCTTCAATATTTGGATTACATATAGAAACATCTGTTGCAGCATCACTTTGTTTTAATTGTACTTTACCAGTAGTATCTGCTTCAATATCTGTCATAGTTGCTGGTAGGAATTCCTTTGGACCGTTACTTACAAAACATAAATGTTGTGGGAACTTTACAAAATATGGTTTCATATCTGGTGTATAATCAGAATACCTTAATCTTTTATTTATTTTATAACATTCAGTCGCTGCTTCTGCTGATATTTGGACACCAGTTGGAATAGTAGTTGCTGGTTCTGGGGATGCTGCTGGGGTGAATACCGTTGTAACTCGTCCAGCATCTGCTGGTTGATTTACATTTTCTGATGTATGTAGATTTTGGAAACCAAATGTATTTGTAAGTTCATTATATATTAATGCTGGATTATTTGCTCCAATATATCTATAATTTAGTAAATCTGTTATTCTTTGTGATGATACATTATATCTAGAATGTGTTTCTTGATTACCAATGGGATTTCTTTGTTGAACTGCATAATCATCAACTGAATTAACATAGGTTGAATAATCATCCGCTAGAACTGCTGGTGTGCTTCCAACTGGTGCTGTTTTAATTTGCCTATTGATTAAACTTTCTGGTGGTCCATATGCCATTCCATTTCTACTAGTTGATATAATTGTGGAAAATGCTGTTGCATGGTGATCATATCCCACAAATGTTGAATTTCCAGAAATCTTACGCTTTCCAGCATTATCTGGATCTATTGGTTGTCCAGAAAAAATGTTATTGGAAGATCCAGTTGGTCTTAACCAACCATTTGGTTTAATGGTTTGTGTTGCTTCTGGATGTAACACAATCACATCTTTTATTGTACCATCTTCCAATGTCTGATTATTTAATCTTGAAGCAAACCCATAACATAGATTATCAATTCCACCAAATCCATCATTTAATATATCTTGTTTGGATTTATCAAACTTGATAAATACTGGACAACTAGTATTCGTAATATTATTACTAGATAAAAATGTTTCTTCTAATCCATCTGAACCAAAATAAGAAGATACTAATGAAGCACCAATAGAACCTACATGAATAAATCTATCCAATCCTAATTCTAGTTCTTCTGCATATTGTTCTTGTGCTTTAAAGAAATTATTAAGATTGGTTAAGTTGTCTGGTGTCCATTCATATGATGTAACTAAATGGGGAACAGATATTCCGCCAACTTCTGCGTCTGCTTCTTTAATATCATTCACAATAAAATTTTTACAACTTGCTTCTGTAACTCTACCCCACGCATCATTACATTTCCTACCAGTTGTGAAGAGTTGGGGGCGTTTTACAAATATGTACTGTAATGTTGTTAGGTAGGATGTTATTGCCAGTTGCTCTACAACAGATGGGGCATATGTTGCTGGATTTGCTAATGCTTGTGCTTTTGTTATTACATCCATAATAATATCATATGTTTCTTGATCATCTCTACCCATTGACCCACTTTCAATTGGTTTATATGAATTAGTAGTTGTAGCACTAAATATCTCGTGGTCTTCTGTTGCTCCATCACTAAATGTTATGGGTGCTATTAATGTTTCTGGTTGATCTACCGATAATCCATTACTATCTACATAATTTACATTCTGTTGCATTTGTTCAGTAATTTGTGCCGCAACATTTTCTGGATTGTAAAATCCTTCTTCAACACTATATGTTTTTAATTCAATATATTCTACATAATTATTTTGGGCAATCCAATCCTTCGATAATATCCTATCTAATAAATAATTCACATCAGTTGTGCCATCTGAATAATACTTTACATTTGGTGCTTCACTATACTTATTATAATTCTCTACACGGATAAACATTGTAAATCTACTATTATCTGTTTTTGGTCTATAAAATTGTACGAGTGGTTGTGCTGTCGCTGCTGTGTGTTCCCCAGTAGTAACACCAGCAGTCCAATAATTCATAACACCTCCTTGTGTTGATAAGAAATAATCACATAATGGAATTTTATATGAATTATTAATATCATATGCCACCGATGAAACACCAGTAGAAACACCATCTGCCACTTCAAAAAAGAATGACATTGGATATAATGCTTGTGGATCATTCAATGCAAAGTCCCATGATCCAGTTGGGACTTTTCGTGCTCGTTCTTTGTATTGAGCAAATACATTTGGATTTTTCAATGTCATACTAAATCTTCTAGGTTGAAACATACATCCTTCTCCATTACTTGTTTTATAATATCTTTGTTGGAATGTTGTTTCATTATCTTTTAATTCAACTTTTTGCGTACTATTTGTCTTCAAATTTTTGCCATCTTTATCTAGATTTGTAACAACAGCACTTGCTTTATGTTGAAATTCAACAATGGATGGATCGTGCTTCAATACTAAATTGGTGTATTCAAGTTCTTGTGTTACTATATCAATTGCAGTTCCATCATCACTAAATCCATTATCTGTATAAATATTCTTTCCAATGAATTCCATATTTCCACCACCACATCCATCTTCTGAAATAAAAGCACTTTGGATTTCTACTGTATCACCAGCATCTAGTTTTAACCCTCTACCTAATTTACATGTAAATACTGCTGGTTGTGTATCATTCCTACTTTTACCTTGTATGGATTGCTCCCTATTACATTCAAGTAAAGTAATATCTTGGTATTCCATTCTATTTAATATATTATAACATATTAAATATTTTCCAAAAAAACATATTAAAAAATGAGAAATACGCGTTTGGCATTTCAATATATATATATTTATGCCAAATGGGTATTCTTTAATTTTAGGCATAAAATGTTGCCATCTGTCCATTCTGTAATCTAGCAAACCGTAGGATTTCAACCCATACACGCTGGACACTATCAATATCACTATCTAGTGTAGTATGTACTGTCATACCTTTACTATCTACTTTGGAAGGATTAATAATCTTCCAACCTTGCCAGAAATTCTTACACTGCATATTACTTCTCTGCTGTTGTCCCATAAAGTTGTGAGTAGCAAGAGCAACAAGTGTATTACCTTCGCCACTATAATGTTCCCTAGAAACATATGCTGGTCCTCCTTCTGCTGAAATCAGATGATGGAAATGAGTTGCTGGATTGGATACATCTTGGGGGAATATAAATTCATTATTGTAGAATAGATTGGATTTTAAATCAACTCTGCCACCATCCGCACCATCTGCCTTACCACCCACAGCACAAAACCTACCTTGTAATTTACCAATCTCCGCACCTACTGTTGCTTCTGCTGGATTAAATCCACCAAATACTTTCATGACTTGCATACCATTTCCGCCAATGTTCCTAATAAGTCCAGCAGCACTAGTTGCTTTGGCAACACTATTTTTAGCAAGGCGATAATCAATGTAACTAAATTGTAAATCGTTGTTCTTCTGCTGATATTCCGCCATAAATTCTCCGTTATAAAATAAATAATCTGCAAATACACTGGTGGATTTAATCTTAAAAGTAGTGTCACTATCCGTAGCATCATATGGTGTTGCAGAACAAAGGCGAGAACCACCTTCAAGATTTTCCCAATACAGTTCAAGTTGAACACGAGGCATCATAAATAAAGGCAACTGATTGCCAGATTTAAGATATGGGAATAAATCGTGCAGAGATAAAGCAAATGTACTTTCAAATGTATTAATTAAATGATTTTCAACAGATAATCCTTCACGCTTGAAACCACTGGGTTTCGCACCAGCAGCACCAGAAGTAGCAGAACGAATATCATAATCTAGGTGATTATCTAATCCATATCCACCAGCAACTTGCCCTAATCCATCACTAAATACTTGACCATAGCATACTTGGCGACCAGTTTTATATTGCTCTCTTTCTTTATTAGCAGCATTCGAAACAAACTGGGACTTACACGCCATCAGATCATTCAGATCGTCCGTTTCACAAATGGTTGTGCCGTCCGCCGTTTTAAGAACTGCACGACGGATCAGAGAATATAGACCCACATTTGTAAATGGGAATGCTTCATCGGCAACACCAGCACTGCCAGATTTCTGAACTTGAACAACTAACTGTGTATTTGGATGAAGAAACCCTTTGGGTTGTAATTCAAATCTAGTAAAGGTTTCATTATTGACCACTGGATCTAGTACATCAGTGGTGAATTGAAGTGCCGTAGATACTGGCATAGAACGAATATTAAGTAACGCTGGGCGATTATCGGAACTCATCTTTTATAATACTACTAATTATATTTAATTTCCATAAAAAAATTCCAAAAATGCGTAATTTTGTAGAAAATAAAATATATGTATATATATAATGAATATTGTTAAACAAAATGATTTGGCATTTGGATTAACAATGGAACAAAAAGCACAACCTTCTTTGGAAACAATCTTTGGTAAATTAATCAATAACAATGATAAAAATAAATATCATCCTATTGATTTCAAGAATGAATTATATGCTGTTGAATACAAACGGCGAAGAATTACATTTGGCAAACATCCAACAGCAATGTTGAATATCAGCAAAATAGATAAAGGTATTAAGTATAAGGAACATGGAAGAAGGGTATTTTATATTTGGGAATATCAAGACGATTGGTATTACTGGGAATTATCAGATGATTATATTAAAGGAACTGGTGGCACTAATCGTAGAGGTAGAGATGAATTTGTTGATGTTGCACATATTGAAAATCAATACATAAATAAATTATCTACATTAGTATTATAAATGCCGTTGGATAAAGATGGAAAACCTATCTTATATAAAGTTTGGAAGAATAAGGGTAAAGGTTTCAAGAAGTTCTTTGTATATGTAAAAGCAGATACAAAAAAAGGTTACAAAAAAATAGGGTTTGGTGATAAAAGATATGAAGATTTTACCCAACATAAAGATGAGAAAAGGAGAACTGCATATCTTAAAAGAGCAAAAGGAATAAAAAATAAAGAAGGGAAATTAACATGGAAGGATAAAAATACTGCTAATTACTGGGCGGTTCATCATCTTTGGAAGGGGTAGATTTATCTTGTTTCTGTTTTACATAAACTTTATTCATTGTTGCTACTGAATGTCCAGTAACTTCTGCCATCTCTTCTTGTTCTTTTTTAACATCAGCAAATTTATCTGATAATACGATCTTGCGTAACATTGTTGTACTGATTGATTTACCATCCATATATTTCTTCGATGTCTTAATAAACAATTGACTTAATGCATTGCGAGATAATGGTTTTCCAGTAGTTGATGTAAATAATACATCACCATTGGATAGTTTATTTACTTTAATATAGAACCTTAATAGTTTCTCCAAATCTTTGGGAATATTTATATCAAGTTCCTTATACTTGGCACTTGTTTTAAATGCGTTGATTACGAACATCATTTTGTTTTTTTCAACAACTAGATAATTATTTTCTTTCTTATCATCTTCTTTTAGTTTATTATATAATCGTTTGGTTGTAATCGTCATACCACTTACATCATTTCTCATGGGCAATCTAGTATAAATACTAAACAATATGAATACTTGAATTAATGTTTTTTCTTTTGGTGATAAACTATCTTTCTTTTTCAATCCTTTACTTTTTATTTCACTATCCATTTCATCTATCATCTTTTGTACAGCAGATAATTCTACAAAGTTTGCTTTCTGTTTATCAGATATTACACCAGTTGCATTATCGTCTTGATATTTCTTATTTCCTTCATCACGGATTTCATTATATTTTTCAAGTAACTTATCATATTTACCATCTGAATTTAATGCCATCAAAAGAATGATAATACTATTGAAATAATTTCTCTGACTAGTGTAATGTAAATGTGATAATTCCTTTTTTACTTTATCAATATCGTCAAGAAACTTCCATGTATCTGTATCAAACATTTTCTGTAACTTCTTCAAGTTAGATACATACATCTTAATTGTGCTGTCTTTTATATTGGGTCTTGCTTCTTTAATTTTGTCACTTAAATCTGGCATCTTTATATATAATATAAGATTTTATTTTAAATGATAAAACTTACAAAAAATTGTATAATACGCGATTGGCAATTATATATATATATATTTATGCCAAATCCGTACTTTCTTAAAATGCTCGGATTGCTGATCTGGATGCTTGGGCGATTGTTCCTTGTCCAGCATAATTGGCAGCAGTGGCAGCAGTTTCTGATTGAACCGCTGCACTACTAGTTATATCTGCTTTTTGTGTGGCAACTTTATCTGCTGCTACTTTTTTAGCAGCATCTGCTTTTTCTTTTATTTCTTTTTCATGTGATCCATAATCACTAAATAGATCACCAACCAATGCCAATGCTCCTCCACCTAATTCAATACCCAAAGCAGCAGCATCACCAATGGGATTTGCAGTCATTGCTAAATATGAACCATATAATGCTGCTGTATCTCCAACTTCTGCCAGAACCCCACCAACTTTACCAGCAGTTCCATCACCAGATAATTGATGTTTTTTACCAAATACACTTGCTAATTCAGTTCCAGATTGGTCAAGGAAAAAAGCAGCATTCCCTATTGGTCCAGCAATTTTCATTCCTTGTCCAATAAATCCAACTCCTTTCAATGCAGTTCTACCAACAGCAGCAGCAACCCCAGTTGAACCTTTTAATGCTTCTGCTCCCACCTCTAATGCCTTTGTATCAAGTCCTCCTCCAAGTTTTATTGCTGCTTTACTTGCTGCTTCACCAGCAACAATTGCTCCTTTGGATGCTTCCCCAGTTTCAGTAACTCTACCAGCAACACCAATTTCTCCTTCTTCTCCTTCTTCGCCTCCTTCTCTTACAGTACTTTCAGATGTTTGTTCTTCTCCACCAGTTGATGATTGTTCTTGTGTTTGTTCAGATGTTTGTTCTTCTCCACCAGTTGATGATTGTTCTTGTGCTTGTTCAGATGCTTCTTCTGATGTTGGGTTGGTTGCTTCATTTGCTTGTCCAGTATCGGAATTGGTTAAACTTTCTGGTGATGTTGCCTCACTCAATGTAGATGATACTGCGGATGTTTCTTCTGTT